TTGTGTAGCCCACTGCATTCGCAGCAGGCGCACCGGCAGCGGATGGAATAAACGCATTCACCCGGGCATTGTTGCCCTTAGCCACTTCATAGCGGGAGATGATGTCGGCGCACACGCTGGCAGTTCCGGGAGCCAGAACAGGCACCCAAGCCCCATTAACAGCCATATAAGGCTGAGCACCCACATTCTGCACACTCCCTGCATTGCTTGCTGCGGGGAGGGCTGATTGAAGGGAGGGCAGGGATGCACATGTAGATGGAACCGTTGCTTTAAGCGGAATTAGATTTGTTGGATCTAAGACTTGTTTTTCTGTATTTGTATTTGACATTTTATTTCCTTTTATTTTAAATCACACATAATGTCTGCAAGTTTGTGATCCAATGCTTGATCTGGTGTAAGCCATGAATCTGTATCTTTCAGAAGGTACTTCTCAACATACTTACGATCAAGTCCAGTTTTATCTGTGTAGAGCTTTACAATCTTTTCATGATAGTTGTTGAACTCTACCATTGCAGATTGAAGACCAGAAAACGATCCTTCTGTACCAGACCAGAATTGATGACTCAGAATTGATGTGTATGGTGTCAACACTCTTTGATGTCCAGAAATAAAGATCATCAAAGCTGCTGATCCACACTCGCCTAGTGAAATTGTTCGAATAGGAATTTCAGAAGCTTCAATCACTGCAATCAAAGAAAGAGCTGCTGTTGCATCTCCTCCAGGAGAGCATATCAGCAAATTTATCACGTCTTCTTTTTCTTCGCAATCACATTCTTCTGGATCTTTACAATCGCAATCATTTTCTAAATTTGAAGCAATGATCCCTTCTATGATAGGGGATGTCGATTCGTGATCTATCTCGCCGTGCAAATAGATGTAAGATTGATTGATGTCCTCTTTACCTGGAAAGAAGTGATCATTTATTTTTTTGAATTTCATCTTTTATCTCCTGCTCGTTATAAGTGAATTGATCTCTGATTGTCTTAAATTTATCTTTCCAGTTAGAAGCTTTCTCCCAGAAAATTCTTGTATCGCCATCAAATTGCATTACAATACACAGATCTTCTACTTCTATCCCATGCCTATCTTTTAGCATATTTGCATATGCATATGTCTGTATCCAATAAGAATCAAACTCTCCGTTGAATTTTTCTCTACTAGCTGTCTTGAAGTCCAGAACACACAACTTCTTATCCAGCTTACAAAAACAATCCATCGATCCAGCAACTTCCAATTCCAAAGAATAAGAGAATTGTTCGATTGCTATTGGCTTGATTCTGGATAGAACTGCATCGATTCCTTTGAATCCTGCTTTATCAAAGATATCAAGCTTCTTTGGTTCTTCTTTCTTCAGAATGCTCTCGCAGTATGCATGAAGTCGAGATCCTCTATCAGTTGCTCTCTTGGAAATTAAATCTGCTTGTTCTCTTCCGACTCTTTCTCTCCATGCATCTAACTCTGGACTTGGAAGAGATGAAAGAACTGTTGTGACAGAAGGGAAAAGTCCATGAGGCGTTTCATAGAATCTTCCCTTCGAAGTGTTATGTTGGATTATCAATCTTTATACTTCTTTACTGAATTTCAAGTAAGCATTTGCTAACTTGATATCATAGTTGTTTTGTTTATAAGATGGACCATTGTAACTTGATGCAAATTTATCCCATGCTTTTGCTTTAAGATATGGAATCATACCTCTAGCAGAGATAAATTTCAAGAAAAGATCCAATTGAGATTGTTCGGATACGCACATTTTGTTAACAAAATCTTGAACATCTTTGCATCCACAGTATCCATAATTGAATCCCATGATTTGAAACATTCCAAAAGATGTCGATTGAAGTGCAGCATTTCTATCTAGAGCAATTGCAGTCTGTAACCTAGCTTGTTCTCCTGTTTGATCCTTGGCATAGAATTGCTTAGTCCAAACAGGATAAGAGATTGTTGGATTTGTCTTGTCGAATCTTCCATTTGTGAATTTACTGAACTTATGTCCTTCGAACAAGATGATTGGAAAATTTGTCTTTGTGTCGAATCCAGCACCAGATGATTCAACTGATGCTATAGCTGCAACGGTTGCATAATCTAAGCCGACTGACTTAGCAGAATTTGTGATTTGATCTTTAGTAAGTGTCATGATTGTTCCATCTTGGATAAGACTACCTCATCGACACGTTAAAACATGTCCAGGGCTGTTTGATTTCTTTGGGAGGTGTCGTTGTACTTATGACATGAAATCAAACAGCCTGGATCACTTCTTACAGATACCCGAGCTTGATTTGAGTCAAGATAAGATCTTTCACATATCCAGATCTTACGATATCTTCTGGAGCAAAACGAACATAATCATTAGATCCCATTGCTTTCATGACTTTCAGGAACTTTTGATTTCCAGAAAGGTCACATGCTTTTTGTAGATCGCTTTGATGTGTATCACCAGAAACGACGAACTTCGAGTTCGTCCCAATACGAGAAGCTACAGTTGAGAATTCTTCATATGTGCTATTCTGAAATTCATCAAAGAGAACGATTGCATCGTCAAACGTATTTCCTCTGAGGAAAGCAGTTGATTCAAATTGAACCAAACCAAGCTCTTTCATATTTTCATATGACTTCTTGACTTTGAAAATGGAATCAAATAGAGCCATATATGGACGTTCATAAGGAGCAAATTTTTCTTCTTCGGTGCCCTTGAGGAAACCCATATCTCTTGTCGGTACAGTAGAACGAACAATGATCAATTTCTTGAATGGAGTTGATTTATCCAGGATAAATTTCAATGCGATATAAACAGCAAGGAATGTTTTTCCTGTTCCTGGACATCCTTCTAAGATCAATCCAGTGTCTGGCTCTGGATCAAACAATTCAAAAACTTTTTCCTGATTTTCTGTAAGAGGCTTGATATCATACATATCAAGAGCAGAAAATGTCTTCCTTTTCTGCGGACCATTTCTAGCAGCATCAACATCATTCTGGATAAGTTGAACAATGTTGTCTTTGCGGCGAGGTGTAGCACGTCTGGTCATTCTATGGTTCCTATGGTTTGAGTTGTAGAAAACATAACAAAAAGGCGCGAAGTCCCTTTCGAGAAATCGCGCCTTGGTCAACGGTGAAGGATTAGTTTTTTCTTCATTCGGTACTTAGTTCTATTACTTTATTTCTTTCTTTAGTTTCTGACAAGGAGCATGATATGCTTTCCATAGATAAACTGGATCAGCATATCCTTCAATTTTATATGGTCTAGGATGCAATTCAAATTCATGATCTCGACCAAGAAGAACTTCGTCTTCATTAGCTCCAGAATGATTTTTAACAGATGCAGCATTATGAATCATTTTAGGAAAGTTTAATTCTATCACATGTCTAGCATGAGACATCACAATTCCATGATGATCGGATTCATGATGTTCTGATTTCTCATCATTTTGAGTAAATCTAGCCGCTGTGTTAAAATCAGTGCTAGTTGATATGTATGATGGGATATGAATTATCTTTTTAGGTCTTGTTGAATTCCAATGCATCGCAGAAATGGAAGCAGGAGACTCTATTAAACCAGAATACAATTTGATTGGATGATCTAACAAAATTCTATCTTTCATATCGGAATCGATTGCTTTAATATGATTCTTTATATGATTGGGAATCGGCGATCCGTGTTTATGATGTTCCCATAAGAAATGGTTTATATCAACGGATCCAGATCCAAGATAATGATTTGTGGAATGTTGGATCTTTGGAATTTCCAAAATTTTGTGGATTTTTTCTTGTTCATTTTCATCGTTAGTTGGATATGATGTGATGTCACGAACATGATATACTTCATTCAATTCGATATGTCGATTTAATCCAATGCATATGCTAATCGGATTGATGTTTAAATCACGTCTCCACGAAATTGGATCTATCATGGAAAGATATTTCTCAGAAATCGGATCCATTTATGGACATCCTTTGGACATTTGATGGCCGCCATAAACCTTCCTCTCAAATCTGTCTTTGTTATCCGAATCAGATGAAGACTTGATTGTAGCTGGTAGCCATTGCATATTGTATACAACATCTCTGCCTCCGCATGCAAGAGGAATAACATGATCAATCGCCCATCCAGGACATGTTCCGATCTTGGCTCCTGTTGCTGGACATGGATATGTTTGTTGGAATTTTCTCAGAACAGATTGTGATCGGATGATTGTGCCAGATGAATTCCTAGAAACAATCTCGCCCATCCGATAATCTACAAGAGGATCCAATTGAGCAAAGCAAGATGAAGAAAAAGCAAAAAGAATAGATACTACAATTTTCTTCATTTTGCGATTATAATCCCAGGTTTTAGAAGTTCATCAAACATCTCTTCTGCGACTTCGTAAGCATGCTCGGTTGTCGCATCCGCTAGATATTTGTCTGCAGCATTCCAACCTTGCTGAGAATTTTCGAGGTCAATTCGCATCGTACAAACTCCAAGTTCTGGAGGTTCCACGGACCACTGGATTTGTGGATTACCTGTCTCATCGTTGCTTTGAATGACCAGAAGAATCTGACCATGTTTAGCTGTTTCAAAAGTCTTTGCAAAGCTCATTCGTCATATCCTTGAATGTTAGTCATAGTAAATTCACCATCTCGTTGATCTCCGCGTGGATCATTCTGACCTTCCGTCCCTAGAATGTCGTCTTCAAAAAGATTATCAAAGAGAATATTCAGATGATCCAAGAAATGCTGACGAAAATTATCATCTTCTTGGGCCAAAGCAGTTGCTCGATTCAGAACAACATTTAAACGGGACATTTCATCAAATTGGGACATTTATTTCCTTATTATTCTTTTGAACTAAAATCAATCGAAGACGTTTCTGTCATTCGACTTCCTGGTGATCCTTTATGGATCTTTCTGAGAACTTCCTTCCATCCCGATGACGTCTTCTTTTGAGCAAACATTCTATCAGAATCTCCCAGAAGAGGTGCTGATGGTTGTCTGTGAGAATCAAATTTTTCACAATCTGGACATTGGATAGGGAGTTGAGAAATATCGTAACTTACGATCTTCTCAAATTGGTTGCCACATGAATGGCAATGAAAATCATACATCGGCATATAAAATATCTAGTTGGTCTTTCGTTACGAATGGAACTTTATCAAAAGAATGGAGCTTTTCCAAGAACTTATCAAATGGCATAAAGAATCGATCTTTCAAAATTTGTTTGTAGTATGTATCAAAAACGAATGTTGCTTGATGCGATGTTTTAAATCCAAGCATGTCCATCCAATGACCCGATTCAACTTTATATTTATTCCCATCAAACATTTCAACAAAATAAATCATAGCTGTTCTTCGATGATGTCTGCGATTTCTTCAAACGTTTTTCCGTAATCGTTCAGTTCGGCAACTGAACGATTATATTTATTATCAACTTTGATATAAGGATTTCCGTCTTGGATTCCAGCCCACGATACAATCAAATCAGGTGCTACAGCTGATTCGTCATAGAACATTTCAGTCTCACCACTATCAGGATGCGGTCGTCTAACATTTTCCGATTCTTGGTGTTCTTTTGCATAGATATCACAAAGAACACCCAAACAGCAATAAGAATCTTCTGCAATGTTATGCAGAGCTCCCATCCCCTGCTTGTATTCGCCGGAACGGAGAGCAGCGAGCCACTTAGTCTTAATTTCTTTATTCATCATAATCAGCTCCAATTAAAATATAAAATCAACATCTGCTACACGATTCTGATACCAAATCATAATAGAATGCCAGTCATAATCAGGATCAAAGCCTGCCTTATCGTCTATCAGTACAGAAAAGTAAAACTTCTGTGAAAAATCTGCGTAAAAAGTATTTTCTTCGTCTGGATTACAATTGATGTAATCAAAATAAATCCCATGGAATTCCAAGAAAGTCCTGATATCTTCTTTTCCTTCTTCCAATAGAGAAGACCAAAGAATCAGAACAACTTCATCAAATCTGGATAGCATTTGCAAACATCGCTTAACATCATCATTGATGAAATCATAGGTTCCATTTACATAGTTGCCTTTGATGATCGTGTCATGCAAATCAATCGAGAAGTAGATCTTATCATACTTTCGTTCTTTTGCTTTTTGATACGCTTTTTCAATTGCTCTGATGATGCTCATGGTAATCTTTCAATACATACAGTTATCGGTTTCAAAACGAATGAATTTATCTAAAATTTTGAAGTTATATGTCTGCGATCCGTTTCCGATGGTAAGTCTAGCCATGCCAGACTCCATGTCGGAATAAAAATAAGAAATTCCAATGCAGTCGACACGCTGTTTATATCCATCAAGAGTAATTTCCCATTGTTCTGAAATTTTGCAACAGCCAACAGAAATCAGATAGTCTTCCATAGCATATTGTAACTTACATTTGATTTCTTGTGTAAGATTTTCGTATTGTTCAGACAATTTTTTCAGATGCTTGTTTGCTTTTTCTATCCTTGGATTCATCGAACTAAAATATCCGGATTCTTTCATGGAAGAAATTTGTTGGAAGCTAGAGGACATGATCCGTTCTGTTATGACCAATTCATATTGTTTGATGAGTTTTGATAGTTCATTTGCTGTTGTCATGGTATCCTTATTTTACACGTAATAAATCAAAAGTCAAGAACATTCTGATATATTATTGAACGATTTCAAGCGATTCAACGAACCAATCAGGGAAGATATCATGATTGTCTCGAATCAATCGAAGAAAATTTGTATCAATGATGTATGTATTCGCCCAATCATCAACACCCCGAATAGATCGTCCACAACTCTGAACCAATGAAAGAATTGCTTTACGAGCATACCAATCAGGTCTTTCTTTAGCGTTCAGAGCAACTAGAGGATCTCCAAGAAATGCAAACGGAACCTTTGCAATAATCTGAAATCTGGACATGTCTCCTTTAAAGTCATATCCCTTGACGATAGAAGGACTCAGAACGATGTTACCTTTGTTCGATGGATCCAAGAATTCGAGGATATCACTTCGATCACCAGAAACAATCATCTTATGAGCGTACTTCGATCGATCTTTGATTTCGTTTGCTAACTTGAACGAAACAGTGTGAATGATTCCATTCATTCCTTTATTCATCCCAATCAACATGTCAATGTTCTTTGCTAGCTTATCAATGTCATAGTTCCCAGAAACTTTCTGGGTCGGAATAACTTTGACGACTCGATTCTTGACAGGGATTGAATTTTCAACTTCAATAATTTGACATGTTTCTTCTTTGATTCCAAGATTCTTCATGTATTGCTCATATCCACATACAGTAGCAGACATATGCAAGAAGTAAGATGCTTTACGAAACAAAGAATGATTTGAAACTTGCCAAGCAAACACTGGCTTGATTTCCATCTGACCAGGACCATATGAATGGACAATCCATGTTCCCTTATGTCCAGCTGCATCAAATATTTCAGTCTTATCTTGAATCTGCTGCAAAGCTTCTAGAAGATCGCCAATCAATTCTTTATCATTACGATCTTCTTCAAGTAGTTCTTCCATCTGGGCAACTAAAGATGCAACAAGTTCTGTTAATCTTTCCATCCCTTCATACATCGCGGAATTGACTTGAAATGTTGTTCCTACTGCAATGGACTTAAAGATCTCCAGATATCCAGCAAGAGCGGATAGAAATGCAGCACCGCCATACTTTCTTGTCAGGACATAATCTTCGATGTTGAATGAGATCGAAGTATGCTCGATGATCAAGTCATCAATTTCATGACACTCATCAACAACTATCAGATCTGCGACATTTTCTGGTTCCATGCAAATAGCAGGACATGCTTCAATCTGAAATGAAGAATTTGTAATCCGAAGATTTGCTTGATTGCACCAGTATGTTCGTTTCTTGACATATGGACACATGACGTTCTTCTGGCACTTATTCGTTGCAATCTTAGAACGACATCCGCCAGAATTGTATGGACCGACACCGAGAGGACAATTGTAGTTCGTCTTACCTCGTAAATCTACGATAGACCTATCGTCATTTGTGTACTGATCTTGCAAGCCTTTGGTTGACGTGATTAGGGTCGTTCGCCATTTGCCTTTGATTTCTCGTAGAACCTTATGAACCGTTGTTGCAATTACGGATTTGCCAGAGCCTGTTGGTGCAGAGATGATTACATGTTTATACCCACTCAAGAACGCGTCTACGGCCCCTACAATAGCCTCAATCTGTCCTGGATTAGGCGTAGGCTTCCCGAGGTGTTTTTTCGCGAGAGATGTGATTTCATCAATGTTCATTTATCACCAATCAATATCAATGCAATAGTCTCCTTCTTCGATCAGACCTTTCTTGTAAAGATCATCAATCACCGTATCAACAGATGGATAGAAATTACGCTCCCAGAACAGATTAAGACCATGTTCTCTTTCCCATTCATCCGATGAATTCAACTTCTGGTTAGGATCTCTTTCAAGCCATGATTTGAAACTGACACCCATCTCATCGCCATTTACTTCTTCTGGGATCGTATCATTCTCAAAATCATATGGACCAAGAATAGGAACACTAAAGCTATATGTTCCTCTTTCTTTACATCCATCTTGCTGTTGAAAACTATATGTTCTTCCGTAAGTCTTCACTACCAGATCATCAAAATCTGAAACATCAATCATGTTTACTTTTGAACTTTTTATCATATCATCCTCCTAAAGTTTTCATTTGAATCATGTTATCTTGCATCACTGTGTTTGCTCCACACTTTGGACAGATGTGAATGTATCTATATCCAGAAGGAATTGCAATGTGCATTGGTGGATTGTGTTCTGGATGCTTGCACTCGACTCGTTCTGCAACCTTTTCAAAGTATCCATTCATAAAGATTTTTGAAGGATTTAGATCTGTTCTATCATGATTAGGACAATATCCTAATTCTTTGCAAATTCCTGTACAGAAACAACTCATTTTGCTCTTTCGATCAATTTTACGTCACATTCTTCGATCTCACATCCATTTTCCAATTTCAGAATGATATGAGTCTTGCAATCAGCTAATCCACCAGGAGTTGGATCATGGTAATCGCCATTCCAAGGATCGTAAACTCTTCGATTACAAGGAGGAAAATATGTTCCAGTCTTTGCAATTCTATCAAAAAATGGATTTACAAATTTTGATTCTAGATAATGAATCTTTCTTTCATCACCACCGAATCCTCGCTCATCTACTCGATGTTTAGCAATAGCTCTGATAAAATCACGAGGAAAGTGATTAGGTATAGCTTCGAAGAATGTAGGTCCATTCCACATTCTAAGGATTTTCATCGCTTCATGTGTTACTGGATCATTCTCAACTTCTTCAACTAGATCTGTCCAGACAAGATTGTATCCAATTCGATCAATCCAACGATGATTCACGACTTCGACTAGATCACCTACTCGAATCACCTGTTTCTTTGTTTTCATTATAAATTCTTTCTAAGAAGTTTCTGCGTTCTATCTCGAAGAATGCAATCTCATCAGATGTAGCAACGCATTTTGGTTCATCACAAAAAGGACCATTGTCTGGATCATAGTGGCAAGAGTGTCGTCCACATGAACTAAAGTAGCATTCTATTGTCATTACATATCATCCAATAAATCAAGAAGGCGCTTGCACTTCTTTTCATTCAAATACTTCATCATAGTCATCTTGGAATTTTTCTTACGAGTGTTCCATGATTCCAAGATATCTTCACGGACATCCAAAGGAATGCCATCAAAGCAAACCAATTGATAATTTTGTCTAATACGCTTTACAATTTCTGGATCATCATTGTAATCAAAGATGTTCGCATGCTTGATGATAGGAGCAACTCTGCTAGCAATACATGCTTTCTGTCTGACTCCATTTGCATAGCTTCCCAAAGGGGAGAAAACGTTATCTACACCGTCTCCTTTACAGCCACCGATGATCATATCACGAAGATATTCTTTGGGAGGCTTATCTGGCCGAATAAACTTGCGATCAACAGAAGACCATTGCTTGACATTTGAATACTTCTGAAGCTGATACATGTCATGATCTCTGGTATCAAGAAGTACAGGTTCTGGTTCCTCGATAACACCAATTTGAATCATGTTCTTGTTAGCTACTTCTTCAACCAGAACGGCCATCACATCATCTGTTTCTGCTCGATCAGACCATACTACTTTCCATGGAAAGTACATCTTCGCTTCTTCGCGAATGATATCCATACAGTTAAAAATGATATGCCAAGGCATCCCATCATTTTCTCGATTCTTCTTTCGATGAATTTTGTATTCTGGATGGATTTCTTTACGGAAATTCTTCATACCGTCAAGACCAATCACCATACTTCCATAATCTTTACGGAACTTCTTTTGCGTTGTCGTGAAAGAATTTATAATCATGTGACGTAGGATGTTCTCTACTTCTTCGGAAGAAGACACTTTGATATCATCAGCCATTGCATGTACGCACGCGTAAGCTGTCTTTGAAAAATCACTTATGATCATCTAACTTTTCCTGCCTGTAAAGAATCAGATCGAAAATTTCGAGTCTTTTGGTTTTATCCAACACATTAAGAGCTTTGCAAAGTATTGTTGCGCTTCTGAATTTCCTATAGAAATCTGGATCTCTGATCACAACGAGATTGATCTCTTCGTATTGATAACAATCAATAAAAGAATCAATGTCTTCATATCCTTCTTGGTTTGATGTATGCTCAAACCCAATTGTATCAACTAAATCGTTATGAATGTCACGATTGACTAGGCAGATGATATCGTAATCTGTATCGGTCGGAGCCGGATTACAAATTTCTCGACTTCCTGTTGGATCGACTTTCAAAACTCCTGGGATATTTATTACGTCCCATAAGATATGTACATTTTCACTCATCCTCTAACTTTCCTCTCTGATTTTCATACGGAGTATATTCTTCGTTTAATTTTTCTGTTGCTTCGTGACATTCAATGTGCATCTTGTTTGAGAAGAAAGAATCTTCAACTGAAACCCAGCATGCATACGATTCACTAGGAAGAATATTTTCTCCGCACCATGTGCAAAGATGGTTCTTCCTAGCTTTTCTGATCTGTGTATCGAAGATCATTTTCCAGTAGCAAGATACTTCATCCTGCGTCGAATCTTCACGCCTTCTGGTGTAGATTTGAAGCGATACACTCCATTATAACATTCACCATATTCAAATCCATGATCGATGTAATCACAGATCAAAGATGCAAATTCAGCGCGAAGGCTTGTATATCCAAACGAACCAGGAAGATGTTTCAGAACAAAAGATCCAATAAATTGATATGTACTGATATTATCAAATACGGAAGCTCTTTTATCTGTATAGTAACAAAGACCAAAGTCTTCATGATCTTCACCATAGTTCAGAAGAATTTTACGGATGAATGTAACATCCTTGGGATAAATTTTATTCATAGCTGATATCCTTCATTTGTTGCTCGATGTTCGAAGAAAAGATTGCACAAGTCCCAGCACAAAGAAATGCCCATACAACATGGAAAACATGAGCTCCAGTAATAACTTGAGTTACGAACAGAAGAAAACAGATTGATGTAATAAGCAAAGAATGTTGATATCGTGTCATGATAATCTTTCAGTTTGGGTTGATCAATTCAGCAATCCAAGAATAAGACTTGAACTTTGGATCATCAATCTTAGCGTGTTCTTTACGAACCCAATCGCGCAAATCATTCGAAGAATTATTTTCCTTCTGAACTTGGGAATTCACTTTGTTGATGATATCTGCAATGTTCATATTAAACTCCTTGTATCTTCGCTAACCAATAAAGTGATTATACAAGGAGTTCTGCTTCAAGTCAACATCATTTTACTGATTCAGTTGATATGTTAAGACAAGATCAAAGATCAATCGGACCTTCTTTATCAATCATATGAAGATGTAAAACTTTGTTACGCATCTTCGAGATCATATCTTTTGTTCCTGTTGACTCTCCATCCCAAAAAGCAACCAAGAAATCTGCAACTTCTGCCATCTCAGAATTTCTGATTGGACCAGCAGCATTCTTGTACTTCTTCCAATTCGCAGGAAATTCCATAACTTCAATTCCTCTGGAATCTGCCCATTCTTTCCCAATCAAATCTGGGCCTTGTGCCATTCCACATACGATAGCAGTGAAGCCATGTCTGGAATGTAGATGATCCAGAACAGCAAAGATTAGCGATGAATCTTTGAAATCTCTGGATCCTGCAACGATAACCTTCATTTCTTCCTGATAAAGTATTCACGAATGAAAACGATTGCTATGAGAAGCAATGTAAATTCTAAAATGCTCATTTTGAAATCCTTTCTTTGATATCAGCAGCTAATTCCAGAATATCTGATATGATTTTACCGTTTTCTGTTTGGATAACCCATCCAAATGATCGTTTGATCGGATCATCAAGAAGAGATTTCATGATATGCTCATCTTTTCTAATTTCAAACAGCATCCCATACATTCCAATCAATTGCTTAGGTATGAAGCAACACGGTAATTTATACCATTCTGCTGTAGCAACATCACTCAAATAGACATAATACATCAATCATCCTTTAAGAATATCTCGATCAGAGAAATCTTCTGCTAAAGCATGACGAAGATCTTCTGCTCTGAAAGTTTGTCTCTTTAGTTCGTGCTCTCGAGTAGCTTCATTCAATTGAAACCATGCAGTCTCGACAACATCGAGCCAGCCAAGCCGTTCAACTGTCATCTTCTTTCCTGTATGAGGATGATATACAACATCCCCGATTGCAAATTCACTCATCGTCATCGCCTGTCTGGAAATCATCTACAATTGCCTTTGGTTGAAGAGCAAGAGTCAATTCTTCGAATTCTTCATTCGTTCCAACGACTTGCGCAAAATTCGACTTATGATAAGCACGAGCAAATTGATTCAGAAGCTTCTTCGGAATCTGTTGATCCTTAGCAAGTTCTGTCACTGCTTCCTTGATGTAATCTCGTTCTGCTTCGATTCGAGTCATAGACCCAGAAATCTCACGAACGACAGCCATGATCTTGTCCTTCTGAACTGGATCACTTGGAATTGGGAAAGTAGCCATTATTATTCTCCTTGATTATTTTTATTCAAATCTACCGAAATTTGATAGAACTTATTCACTTTTGCTTTCTTAGCATCAATTGCTTCGCGGTCGAAAGCGTAACCGAAATCAAATTCTTCATTCAGCATTTCAATAGCAGCCATCAAATCATCCAACTCTTTATGACAGTGTTCGATATTTGTTGGGCTTCCATTCCATGATGAATCATATCCGAATTGAGCAGTCTTCAGAGAAATCTGAGTTATCTCAGATGATTCTTCTGCTAGCTTCATCAGAAGGTATTGTAGTCTATTCATTTCTAACCTTTTATAAAGTTACATTATACACGAAGAATAAAGAAAAGTCAACCTCCCCAAGGCATATGATTTGCCTTGATATGTACTTTTGTTGGGCTATCTTTATTCATAGTTTTCATACGATCAACATGTTCTTCGATAGAATGATCGTTGCTATCATCTTGATA